TCATCTACGAAATACTTCTTTATGGAGGAGGCGGTGGTGCAAACTATGGCGGTGGAGGAGGCGGAGGATATCGTCTTTCTGCTAGTCATACATCATCTTCAACTGGAACACAAACTGTTTCAGGAAGCGTAGGAGGTGGTGGTGCTGCTGGCAACGGTGGAGGAGGAACTGGTTCTGCAACAAGCGGTGGTTCTACAACTTTAACTGTTGGTTCTACAACATGGACTGCTGGAGGAGGTGGCGCAGGAGAACACCCAGGAACTTGTGGTTTACCATTTGGTAGAGGTGGTGCTGTTGGCACTGGAAATAATCCAGCATATATTGGTGGTTTAAACACATATGGTTTCTACACAATCGTCAGTTATACCTGCAACTGTTTTGACAAATTAGGAAACTGTTGTGGAACAGTACCGAACTATGGATATGACTGTGGATACTACGCATGTGGTGGAGGCGGTGGAACAGACGCTAACGGAACAAATGCTTACACTCAAGATACAAACTCGCACAATGGTGGAAACGGTGGTGCAGGTGGTGGAGCATATGGACTCAACGGCGGTAGCGGTGGAGGCGGTTATGGAACACAAAGCAATGGTTCTCAAGGAAGCGTTGTTGCTGGAGGAACTGCTGTAGGTAGAGGCGGTTCACAGTTTGGAGCAGGTACTGCTGGTGGTATCACATTTAAATACTATGGACCATAACGAAGGATAAATATGGAAGACTTTACATTAGAAAAAATAAAAGACTACAAGATGTTTTATATCTTGAAGAATATTAAATCAACATCACGAGTAATTGTTTTGTCGCACAGACAAACACACACAAATGCTGTAGTTGAAAAAGATAAATATGATTTGTTTAGAGTTGGTGTTGACCAAGTACTTGTTGCATTTAAGAGTATCTACCAGCATATTGGTAAGTACAACTATGTAGCATCAAATGGTTTGGAAGAAGAGAACATTCTTCTTAATCCATATGAGCGTATTGCCGATTACTACACAACTGATAGAGATGATGAAGAGTCTGGCGCATTTGTTTTTCTTAACTCATGCCATACAACATTAGAAGGACAGGACTGGCGTTGCGATAACTCTCTTTATGGTCCTCGTGGATTTTTTCCTGTTGGACAAGAAGAAGGAATACTTATTGATGGCATAAACAACATCAAGGTCTATGAGCCAGTATTAAGCGTAAATGGTATTGCTCATCTTGTTTACTTTAAACATGGCGGTGACGACACTGCAATTAGATTTAGTTACATCAACAATGCAGAACTTCCACAGTCAGCAGAGACACTGCCAGAAATAATTAAGTTGATTCTTGAGTGGTCAGCAGTTGCTGTTCCACCGTTTGAAAACAGAGAAGACATCGCAACAAAAGCAAAACACTTTGTTGATAAGTTCGGCATCACAGAAAGTTCTGTTGCTAGTCAGCCAGACATGCAAGTTGCAAAGTTTTTAAAGGGAGACACCTCTGCAAGAACTCGCACTAATGGAATATTCCCAATGTCAGATGAACTGAATGAATTTATTCAGACCCGTCTTCCATACATGACATTTAGTAAACTCGCACAATTAAATCCTGGTTTATTTAATCTTGAACAAGTTGTAATTGCAGAAAAAGAATTTGTTAAAGAAGAATGGGAATCGTCTTTAGAGAAGTATGGCGTAATTGGTAATCAAGAGTTTGGAGATGTTGCGGCAGTATCCAAATTCTTAGAGGAAGAAATGCCAGACGCTGCAGATTTCTTAGGATTACTTTTTAGGCTCATCAACAAGAAGAAGGAATTGTTGGAGGGCATTGCATAATGCAGTTAGAAGAATTAGTAAACGAATATAACTTTAGAAAATGTCGTGGACCAGAAAACGCAACGGATGAACAACTGCTTGAAGCGTTTGTCTTTTTCTGCAATAACTACGCATACATCAAGCATCCAAATCAGGGTAGGATTCAATTTATTTTGCGAGAGGCTCAGGTTGAAACTGCCAAAGCATGGATTGAAAAGCGCTACACAATAGTTCTTAAATCTCGTCAGATTGGTTTCTCCACTCTCGCTGCCGCATACGCATTTTGGCTGACATTCTTTCAGCCTGACCGTTTTGTAGTCATGCTTTCAAAGACCGAGCGTGAGGCAACTAAGTTGCTTGGTAAAACCAAATATATCTACAAGTTCTTGCCTGATTGGTTAAAGGCAGCAGGTCCAGAATTAATACAAAACAATGTTCTTAAAATGGTGTTTGATAATGAATCGGTTATTGAATCATTGCCATCAGCAAATGAGCCTGCTCGTGGTGAATCCGTTTATCTAGCCATCATTGACGAAATGGCATTCTTGCCTAACCCAGAAGAGGCATGGGCATCTATTGAACCTATTGCCGATGTTGGTGGTCGTGTTATTTGTCTATCCACGGCTAAAGGCGAAGGCAACATCTTCTTTAATCTTTGGCATGGGTCACAGACTGGCACCAACCGTTTCTATGGAATCTTCTATCCTTGGTCAGCAAACACAGACCGTGATGAGTCTTGGTATGAAAAGCAGAAGGCTGAACTTCCAACATGGCAGTTGCATCAGGAATACCCATCAAATCCAGAAGAAGCATTCATTCGTTCTGGTCGCCCTGTCTTTGATATTGATTCTTTAAATCGCCAAGATACGGAAAAGCCCAAGAGTGGTTTCTTAAAGAAACTTGACGAATCAGTAAACTCATGGATATTTGAATCCTCTGGCGGACCACTGTCTATTTGGGGACAACCACAATATGGGGCTACCTATTGCATCGGAGCCGATGTCGCTGAAGGTCTAGCCCGTGGTGACTATTCTTCTGCCCATGTCATTGATGCCAAATCTGGGCTGGTTGTAGCAACATGGCATGGACATGTGGACCCCGACAAGTTTGGTGAAGAAATATTACTACCTTTGGGGTATTTCTATAATATGGCACTTATTGGTGTTGAGTCCAACAACCACGGATTGACCACTCTAACGGCGCTGAATAAATTAAAATACCCAAACATCTATAGACAGCGCAGGCTTAATCAAAGACATGCTGAAGCCTCTGAGACGCTTGGTTGGCGCACAACCACACTGTCTAAGCCATTAGCAATAGATGAACTAAATGCCAGTCTCCGTGACGGTGACCTTGAACTGCGTTGCGAGTACACCATTGCCGAGTTAAAGACCTTTGTTCGTGATGATAATGGCTCTACCCATGGTTCACCCCATGATGACAGGGTTATGTCGCTTGCAATAGCAAGACAAATGCTTAAATTTGTTTGGTTAGCCGAATACAAGATTTCTGATGAAAAGCCTTGGGGCACATTGGATTGGTGGGCAGGCAAGGTTCCAAAGGCAACCCCCGAAAGAGAACGATTCTTCATCGGGGAATTTAACACATATTAATATCAATCGCCCCATAAAAAATCAAAACTTGGGGCAATGTAACGATTTATACACTTAATAGGAGATTAATCATGAATTTATGCGAATGCGGACGAAATTTGAAGACAGAAACGGACCACGCTAGGGGTTATTGCTTCCATTGCCATGTCAGTAGTGTCACTTTCGGATTTAAGGGGGTTACGCAAGGTAAATCATCTTGGAATGATTCCACTGTCCGTGAGACCCAGCGTTACTATGAGGGTTTGCCAGAATTCAAAGAGGGCAAGATTGAAAAGATTCCTGCACGCAAGGAACTCATCTAATGGAATGGATTGTCCCAATTGTTGTTGCCTTTATTGGCGGTCCTCTAGTTGTTTTAATTCAGCAACTTCGCAAGGAAAACAGTGAACAGCATGCGGAATCCCGCTCCCTACTTGAGCGAGTAGCCAATCAGGTTGAAAAAGTAGACGAAAAGTTAGATGGTCATATTGAATGGCATCTTAAACGAACATCAAGGAGTAAAACCAATGGCAGCAAATCCTAATTACAATGCCCAAGAAAGCACGACCACACCAGTCTGGGCTAAAAAGAACCCAAAAAAGAAATCCAAGAAGTTGTCTCCCGCCCAAAAAGCAAAGGCTAAGGCATCCGCTAAAAAGGCTGGAAGACCCTACCCAAATTTGGTGGACAACATGAATGCTGCAAAAGCACCAGCAAAAAAAACAACCTCTAAGAAGTCACCAGCAAAGAAGAAGAAATAATGCCTTACTCAAAATATTCAGATAAACAAAAGAAACTAGCAGCAGTTGCTGAACCACGCAAAAAAATAACTGAGGCTGACCTTAAGGCTTTAAATAAAAAGAAAAAGAAGAAGAAGTAATGGCATCAGAACTTTGGCAGAGAAAAGCAGGACAGAATCCTAAAGGCGGGCTTAACGCTGCTGGCGCACGCTCTGCTGGAGTTAAAACTGGGGTTAAGAATTATTCAAGTGCTTCAGATAAAGATAAGAGGCGTTGGATTTCATGGGCGAGAAGGTTTGCAGCAGCAGATAATATTCCGCCTCTCACCAAGCCAAATGGTGAACCAACAAGATTCGCACTCATGTTCACAGCATGGGGAGAAGCAGTACCTAAAACAGAAGCGGATGTTAGGGCTGTCGCTAAAAAAGCATTAGTCAGAAAAGACGCATTAGACCGCAAGGATGGAAGAAAATGAAACACGAAGATAGCCCAATGGGTGCAGCATTTAAAATAGCAATTGAGATTGGTGGCGGGGAAGAGCATGAAGAGGGCTATACAGATAGTCCTCATATGAAGAACAATGTTAAGTTGGCTCCAGCAGAACAGAAGTATGTTGAGTCGCTTTATGAAATTGTTGAAGAATTCGGCAAACTGTCAGATGATGATGGCAACGGCATCTGGGTTGGCTATGTTCCAGCATCAGAAAATGAAGACAAAGCAATTGGAGTTAAATGCTCCAACTGTGCATTCTACTGCAAAGAGATGAAAGGCTGCCACATCATCAAACAAGAAATAGAACCAGAAGGATATTGCAGATTGGCTGCAATAGGTGAAGGTCTCGTGAAGGGGAGAAAGTAAAACATGGCAAGACAAAGTAATTCAGACAAATTAAGTCGTTACCGCTCAAAGGTAGAAGCATCACGCAAGTGGAGGGAAAATGAACAATATGACAGACTATGGACAAGACTCATTAATCTCTATCGTGGCAAGCATTATAGAGGAAATCTTCCAGGTGACCGCCTATTGGTCAATATTTCTTTTTCAACAATCAATACTCTTGCCCCAGCAGTTAGTATCGGCCGTCCAAAGATTCTAGTTAATCCACGCCGTCCAGAAGATGGTGATAAAGCAATTCTTACTGAAGCAATCATTAACTACTGGTGGCAACATTATGGCTGTCAACCAGAGTTCCAGCGTTCAGTTAAAGATTCTTTGATTATTGGTCATGGATGGATTAAGACTGGCTATCGTTTCGTTGAAGAAAAGAAACTTGATGACATTGAAGAGACGGCTGATGAGGCTACTGAAAATGTGCCAACTGGTCAGGTTGAATCAGTTATGGTTATTCGTGAGGACAGACCATTCCTTGAGCGTGTTGACCCATTTGACATGTTCGTTGACCC